TGGAGTCGGTGGAGTTCACGGCCACCGCCGATGGTGTGCTGCAGCCCACTGTCAGGATCTCAATCATAGGGGAATCATAAATGAGTTTTGCAACTTTGCCAGATGTTACCTTTTGTGATGCGGATGCTTCAACCATCGAGGCCTCAATCATCAGCGATTATGAGAAAATTTCAGAAACCAAACTTTACCCCGGTGACCCGGTCCGGCTCTTCCTTGAATCCTTGGCCTACATCATATCCCAGCAGCGATTTAGCATCGACTGGACGGCAAAGCAGAATCTATTGGCCTATGCATCCGGCGATTATCTGGATCAGCTGGGTATTCTGACCGCCACCACACGGCTGTCCGCATCGTCAGCGCTGGCCACCGTCCGGTTTTATTCATCGGGAGGATCAGGGGCAGTGCTTATCCCGGAAGGAACTCGCGTAAGCCCGGACGGCAGCCTGGTTTTTGCCACCGCCTGTCTTGGGCAGATTGACCAGGACGCCGATTATGTAGACATCCAGGTTGCATGCAGCACCCCGGGGACATCAGGCAACGGGTTTGCCGTGGGGCAGATATCGAAGATGGTGGATCTCGTCTCCGGGGTATCGTCCGTTTCAAATACGACCATGAGCATTGGCGGAGCAGACGCCGAAACAGATGATAATTTTCGGGAAAGAATCCGTCTTTCCGTGGGGGCCTATTCCGAGGCCGGACCTCGAGAGGCATATGTCTATTGGGCCAAGTCCGCGCACCAGGATATCATCGATGTGTCTGTGGAGTCTCCAGCTCCAGGGGTCGTTGAGGTCCGGCCTCTTATGCAGGGTGGCGAGTTGCCATCCGAGTCAATCCTCGACCTCGTGCGCACTGCCCTGGACCCGGAAACCGTGGTCCCGCTCACGGATGATTGCCGGGTGCTAGTCCCTGGCGTGGTGGAGTACGAGGTGCAGGCCACGTATTACATAGGCCGTGACCGGGCGGCAATGTCTCCCACCATACAGCTCGCAGCCGAACAGGCCGTGGACGACTATATAACCTGGCAGCGGAACGCCCTGGGTCGTGACATTTTGCCCGACAAGCTGATCTCGCTTCTGCAGACTGCCGGAGTGAAGCGGGTGGAGATCCTCTCCCCCACGTTCACCCAGGTAAGTTCTTGGGCCGTCGCTCAGGAATCCTCGGTATCAGTAATTTATGGAGGCCTGGAAGATGCCTAGTGAGCTACAAACAACCCCGCTGGACGCTCTCCTGCCCGACAGCATCTCCGGAGATCCGACTATAGCGGCCGCAGCATCAGCTATAGATCCACATTTACAAGCAGTGACCGAGGCTCTCCCCGGTGTGTTGATTTATGCGGGGATAGACCGGCTGCCCGTCCGTGCGCTGGACCTGCTGGCTTGGCAGTTTGACGTGGACTTCTGGTCACCGGTCCTTCCGGTGGAATCCAAGCGGAACTTAATCAGAGGGGCCATCGCCTGGCACCGGAAAAAGGGCACGGTGTGGGCGATTAAAAAAGTGCTTGCCGACGTCGGGGTCGATGCGGAGATCGTCCAGTGGCATCAACCGGGCGGCGAGCTGCTGGAGAGGTTCGCGTTTGCCGTGCGCGGGATGATTCGTCGCCCGCTCCTGCCAAACGAGATGTGGGGTCCGGACACGATTGCGGAAGTTGAAAGGGCGATCGCTGCGGCGAAAAACGTTCGCTCGTGGCTGGGGTGGCTTACCCTCGCGCTCGAGATGGACGTCCCCCTCGATCCTCTTAGCTCCGACCTGGCGCAAGCCGTTCGCGCCGGCCACGCCGTGCCGATGTCCTTTGGGCCTCTTTTTGATCGTGGGGTTTCCGGATTCCTCGACGAATCGGGCATCGACCACGCCCCCGTTGCACGAGACGAAACATCGGCAGCGTGGACCATGGGTCGCCCCTGGTCCCTCGATATGTTCTACGAGGAGGGATCCGCAGGATGGATCGACCAGATGGTCCCCGGGATCGAAGGTGATTCGATCCCGCCAGCGGATTTGATGCCCGTAGTTGCGTTGGCGATTCCGTCTCACTTTGCGCTTGGGGTCGTGGCGACGGGGGCCGGGCGACCGGATCACCGGTTTTTTATCGACATCCACTCTGACAGCGAAAAAAACAATTCAACCAGTACAGCGCCGGCGTATTTCGGGGCGGATGAGATCAGCCTGGATTCGACACCAGGGATAGACGAAGTCGCCCTGGATCTATGCCCGCTGGACGCACTTATGGAGGTAGCACATGCCTGAGATCACGTGGAAGCGGGCCGAAATTCAGACCCGGCTGTATGAAAAGATTGGCCAGTCCCTAGTCGGCACCGGACCTTGCCCCAGAATCGTGTCTTTCAAGGCCGGTTATGGGCTCGTCGACGAAACAACCAGCCCGCCGACACTGGAGCCTCTGCCGCTGAGCGCGACCGATGTCCCCGGGCTGATTGTGTCCGGTACACCGGATGCCTCGATGTCCGAGGGCCGCTCGCTTTTTATTTGCGCCATTCCCGAGGACGCGGTTTCAGGGCCGCAGAAGTGCACCATTATCGGCCTGTACGACCAGGATGACGATCTTGTGGCCCTGGCATCGTTCCTCCCCGAATGGTTGAGCCCGGGCAAGCGCTACGAGAACTTCGTCTACATCACATTCCCAGCCCCTGAGGAGGAAAGCTAATGCTCTCGAGCTTTGTGAAGTACAAAGAGCGCTACGCCTCGTTTGCGCTCAATAGAAAAATGGCAGGCGTGTTGACCCCCGGTGTTTATCAGGGATTTGAAATCTTGCCGGATACAGGGATGAACGTGCTCATCTCCGCATCTCACGACGACTACCCGGCCTCCGTGGCCGTGATCGAACGCGAGGGGTACTCCGTCACCCTGCGGATGGACTCCAGCGAAACTCTCCCTGTCGCAGGCCCCGGCACCTGGCATCCGGTCCTGGAGTCCTACTACACGCCGGGACAGGATACCTATCAGCAGTTGAAAATCGTGGCCACGCCCGAGCCGCACCACGTGGTCCTTGGAACTATCACGGTTCCCGACGGCGCTACATCGGTGACCGGAGACATGATCACCGACGAAGGTCGGATGATCGGATCTCAGGATCTGCTGGTGATGCAATTCGCTTCCGCCCTGATCGCCAACGAAACCGAACTGCTCGGATACAAACAACGGCTGTCCAACATTGAAAACTGGGCACGGACAGCAGGATATGATTCCGCCAACCTTTATATTGGAGAAGGAGAATAGACGATGGCATCGATGAATGAACGAGTGCAAGAACTCATCAACTCTGTGCAGGGGTTTAACGATCAGGCGGCCCTCATGCTGGCTGCCGTCGGTCAAGGCCAGCTGGATCCCGAGAAGATTCAGGAGCAGATCCAGACGGCCACCAACGCGGCAATCGACGCCGTGCTGGACCAGCTCGACGGATACGATGCGACCACCATCCTGCAGCGCCAGGAGATGCTCAAGCTCGCCCAGGATATCCGCAACACGACCGATGACGAGAGGTTCTTTTTTGAATTTTTCCAGGCGCCGTTTTCGTCAGCGGATCTCGTGGAGGTTGGCAGTGTCACCACTGTTGCCGGTGACGAATCCGTGGATTGTGCAGACACGTCCCTGCTGGATGTCGGCCAAGAATACGTGATTTGTTCCGGGGCTTCCCGCGAAACCGTGACCGTCGAGGAGGTGCTGACATCAACCCGGTTCCGCGCAACGGCCGAGGTTGCCGCATCGTATTCCGGCGCTACACTGAAAAGGACGTCCGCGCAGCTCGACGGTCAGTCCACGCGGTTTGCCCCTGGAGACATCTACTACGGCGGCAAGTTTGCACTCGGCCTAGCGGATACGGACAAGGCTATCCTCATTCGCCGCGGGGCTGTCGGAGAGCTGTCGGTCTACTTCCAGGACGCAACCCACGAATCTTGGACGCTGGCTCCCTGGGAATGGGTGCGGACCAATGAGGACGGTACACAGGATGTCGAATACCGACTTCCAGCTCGCGGTGATTTTGATATCAAGATCGTGAACGAGTCCGACGTTGAAGTCGTGACTCAGTATATCGTTGGCGTGCACCAGGACACCGGCCTGCTGGGCGACCACCATCCGCCCGTCAAGCCCACCAACGTCTCTCCGGCCGCCGGGGCCATCGACCTGCAGGAAACCCCGACGCTGACCGGCTCTGTTTACAGTCACCCGCTCGGAACGTCGCAAGGCGCTCTGCAGGTTCGCGTCTACAGCGACGCGGACAGCTATGCGGAAGCGATCTACGACTCTGGCGAGCAGCCCGCCGGGTCCAGCTTCAAGCTCCCCGCGGGAATCCTTTCCGTAGGCGGCACGTTCAAGTGGGAGATTCGCTACAAAGACAGTCAGGGCGCATGGTCTCCCTGGTCGGACATGACAGCCTTCGATACCGCGGCATCCTTCGTTTACATCGAGACCCCGACCATCACCAACCCGGCAAACGGCGCGACGGACATACCTGAGCAGCCGACTTTGACCAGCTCGCCGTTTGCCGTGTCAGGCGGGTCCGACAACCACGTTGGATCGCGCTGGATGATCCGCGAAGCCGGCGGAACGTATGACGATCCGGTGTATGATTCCGGGGCGTCTCTCGACCTGGAGTCTCATGTGGTCCCCGCCGGCAACCTCCTCGACGGCGAAGTTACATACTACGCCAAGGTTCAGCACGAAGGTGAAGTTCTTGGCGCCTCCGAATGGTCTCCCGAGGTCGGCCTGACCACCAAGGATGTGTTTGCCGTGATTATCGGCATTGCAAAAGTGGCGTCCGGCGGGGGCGCCGGGACGTGGCAAAACATAGACGGCGACGGGAACGATGTCACGGTGGATACGACATACTTCAACAACCACCCCGTGTATGGCGGCATCCAGACCGTATCCATCGACGATCAGGACATGGTTTTGTATCCGAAATTCTATTACAAAGTCGGTGTCGGACCTGCAGGGTCAGATCAGGCCGGCAAGAAATGCTGGTGGATCTCTGACCAGCCTGTTGAGGGCTACAAACTGCATCCTGCCGCCCTTGATCATACTGCAGTGCTCGATCAGTTCTATTTGGGCGCATACGAGGCCACGGACGATGGCGGCATCAAGGCGGGATCGGAGACCGGTGTAGCGCCTCTCGCCTCTATCGACTTCCCGACCATGAAATCTCGCATCGAGGCCAGGAATACGGATGGGGTTGAAGGGTTCCATATGCCGGACATCTACGAGATATCTGCAGTGGACATGCTGATGCTTATCGAGATGGGCACGCCGGATGCGCAGTCCGCTATTGGCACCGGGAACAGCGACTCCTCGGCTGCTGTCAATACCGGCGCAAGTAACGCTGTCTGGCGCGGTTTGCACGAGTTTTGGGGCAACGTGCTCTGCATGGTCGATGGTCTCAAGACCAACACCAGCAACCAGCTGCAGGTTTTTGATGACCAGGGAAATCAGACCTGGGTCGACACGGGTATAACGATTTCCACATCCGGATGGATCACGGCCATGCTGGAGATGTCCGGGACGGACTACGACTTCGACGCACTGTTTGTCCCGGCGAACACCGACTCTACAGAGGGTAACGGCACATTTGCCGACTATCTATATTCAGCGGCTGCGGGCAACGAGTATGTCTGTCGCCACGGCGGCTACTACGGCAACGCATCCAAGTGTGGCCCGTTCTCTCTGCACTTGAACCTCCAGGCCTCGCACTCGTACGCGTTCAACGGTAGCCGCCTCGCAAAACGGTAAACTGCATCCTGCGCACTGAACATCTGCCGGCCCCCGCGAGAGCGGGGGCCTATAGGAGAAAAAAACAATGGCTAGTGGACACACAATATCATGGGGATCCGTTGACGATTTGGAGCTGGGCGTATTTTCCTACGACATTGAAGAAAAGGGCTATCGGCAACGCGTCAAGGTGTATGCCGTGCCGCCCGAATTGCGGCCTGACGGATATTTTGTCGCGGTCAAAGGCCCGGGTGAGGTCGAGGTGGTTCCCCCATCCAAGGCGGTGGATACTGTATTGCTGTTGGACTGTGAGGTAACAGGAGACGGCGAGACTTCCACCCGCTTCGTCCATCCTGCTGTCCGGGCTGCGATGGGGGTCCCGTATTGATCTTGGACGATTTGCAGATCTTGGTAAAAATGGAGGAACTGGACGCATACGCACACAAAGTGCTGCTCCAGTTCCCCAAGTACGAACGGCACGTGCTGTGCGCGGCCATTCGCGAGACATCGGCGGGAATCATCCGGCTGACTGTCAGGTGTGCCAAGAGGTACCATAAAAAAACATCCCTGCAGGATCTCGATATCGAGATCGAGTACATGAGATCCCTTGTGCGGAAATCGCACACATTGGGATACATCAACGATCATCGGTACGAGGTGTGGTCGCGCCACGTGGACGAAATCGGACGGATGGTAGGCGGCTGGATCAAGACTGCAAAACACTGAAAGTTTAGGGCAAGCGCTCGTTACGGCGGCAACTACGGCAACGCATCCAAGTGTGGCCCGTTCTATCTGAACTTGAACAACCAGGCCTCGAACTCGAACGCGAACAACGGTAGCCGCCTCGCAAACGATCATACGGCCAGAAGGCGTATCCCCAAGCGGGTGCGTCCAGTGCCTTTCATTTGGGGCGCTTGTCCTGTCCGGATAAGGACGAATATTTACAGGCTGGAGCGGCAAGTAGTCGCGCTGACCGCGCGACGAACGTGGCTCCGGCTTTTTGCATGAGGAGAGAGATGTGCCGACAACCCATGGAGAGCTATGGGGCCGTATAATCAGCTGGGAAAACCTCCTCCAAGCACATTATGCGGCCCGAAAAGGTAAAAGATACAGACCGGAGACGTTGCGGTTTGGTAGAAACCTGGAGGAAAACATCACGAATATTCACAACCACCTTGTCTGGAAAAGCTGGCGACCATCCCCCTGGAGGCAGTTTTGGGTGTATGAGCCAAAAAGCCGGTTGATCCAGGCCCCGCCCTATGCAGACCGCATTGTGCATCATGCGCTGGTGGACGTGGTTGAGCCGTTCTTTGAGAAGAAAATGGTGTACCACAGTTATGCCTGCAGGAGGGACAAGGGCACCCATCAGGCAGCCGCCAGGGTGCAGCACGATTTGCGTGTGGCTACGAGAAACTGGGGAAGGGCGTACGTTCTCCAGGCTGACATCAGCAAATATTTCCCAAGCATCAACCACGACATCCTGATTCGGGTTCTTGCTCGTACGATCCGAGACCCCGATACCCTCTGGCTTTGCGACCAGATTATTCGACATAGCGGGTACGACCACAGGGGCATCCCCGTTGGCGCGCTTACAAGTCAGCTTTTCGCGAACATCTACCTGGATCAGCTGGACCACAGGGTAAAGGACGACTGGGGAATCAGGTTTTACACAAGGTACATGGACGACTTCGTGATTGTCGGCAGGTCAAAACGGGATCTATGGGATCTACTGCACCGCATCGAGGCGTATCTGACAACGGATCTGCATCTGACGCTGAATCCTAAAACTTGTATCTACCCGGCCACCGGGAAGCTGGTAGATTTTGTGGGGTACAGGACCTGCACGACACATGTCTTGCCCAGGAAGCGAAATGTCAAGCGGGCGCGGAGGTTGTTCCGGGTGCTCTCGAAAAAGTACCGGGCAGGCGAGATCGACATGGGCTACATCCATCCCCGGGTGATGAGCTTTTTGGGGTATGTGAAGCATTGTGACGCGAGTAGAACGACAAGGACCGTGTTGGATGGGCTAGCGTTGCAGTATA